CACGAACACAAAAGCCCTGACCAGTACGAAACCATGCAGACGGGTATGGGGTCGCGGGAGCAGCCGTTACTGTTAGCCATTACCACGGCAGGCACTAACCTTGCCGGGCCATGCTACGAAAAGCGTAATGAGGTTAAAAAGGTACTTGAGGGCGTCTTTAGTGATGACCGTATCTTTGGCCTGATTTACACACTGGACGAAGGCGACGACTGGACAGCCCCGGCGGTGTGGCCAAAGAGCAACCCGAATCTCGGTGTATCGGTGTCCGAGGATTACTTGACGGCACAGGTGCAGGGCGCGGTACGGATTGCCAGCAAGCAGAATGCCATTAAGACCAAACATTTCAACGTGTGGAGCGGGGCACGTAATGCCTGGGTGAACATGGAGCAGTGGCGCGCGGCGGGTGATGACACGCTGAGTGCCGAGGATTTCACGGGGGATTGCGCGGTCTGCCCGCTGGATTTGGCGAGCAAGATAGATCTTGCCGCAACCGGCTTATTGTTTTGGCGCGATATCGACAACAAGCGCCATTACTACTGGTTCCCGAAGTTCTACCTACCCTATAGCGCGTTGCAGAATTCAAAAAACGCGGCGCAGTTTGAAGGTTGGGCGGCGGGTGGCCATATCGAGATTATGGACGGCGACGAAGTGTCGCACTCACAGATCGAGTCCGACATAAAGGATTTGTCAGGCGTCTACACCGTGTCAGAGGTCGTCTATGACCCGTGGCAGGCAACGCAGTTAGCGCAAAACCTACGTGACGACGGCGTGACAGCGGTCGAATTTAGAAACACGGTACAAAATATGTCGCCCGCCATGCTGGAACTCGAAGCGGCGCTGGCGTCCGGGCGCTTTCACCACAATGACAACCCCTGCATGAACTGGAATGCGTCCAACGTGGTGAGCAAGGTAGACAAAAAAGACAATATCTTTCCGACGAAGGACGCGCCGGAGCAAAAAATTGACGGCGCAGTGGCCTTGATTATGGGCATAGGCCGCGCTGTATACGGTGACGGAATGGACTATTTAAGCGACTTTTTGAGTAATGCCGTATGAGCTTTTTCTCGCCCATTATGCGCCTGTTCAATATGGGCGGGCTATCAAATCCTGACACAGGATTTCAGATATCAGGCGGCACGACACTTAGCACGGCGTCCGGGTCTTCCGTGACGGATGAGCGCGCGCTGCAGGTGAGCGCGGTATGGGCGTGCGTCCAACTGATTGCCAATAGTGTCGCGGGTTTACCGATTTCTATCTTTAACGATACGGAAACAGGCAGAGAACCGATAGAACGTAGGCATTTCTTAAAAGATTTGCTGCTATTTCGCCCCAATCAGTACATGAAACCGAGGGACTTTCGGGCCGCAATGACGGTGCAGATGGCGCTATGGGGCAACGCTTACGCCGAAATTATCCGACTGGGTGAGCGCCCGGTGGCGTTAATGCCGCTGAGACCTGGGCGGATGACGCCGTTTATGACGGATTCAGGCGCATTGCAGTACCACTACAATGTGCAGGCTGGCGTCAAAGTCTATGCACAGCAAAGCATTTTACACCTGAAAGGCTTTGGCACTGATGGCATCGTGGGATCGTCACGCAACGATTATGCACGGGAAGCCTACGGATTAACGGTAGCGGCTGAGACATTCGCGGCAAAGCAGTTTGCCAACGGTGGCAGACCGGGCGGCGTGATTACGTTTGACGCTTTCCTGAAACCTGACCAGCGGGCACAGGCAAAACTCTTGTATGAGGGATTGTCCGAGGGGGCTATCAACGCCAACAAGCTATGGGTATTGGAGGGCGGGAGTAAATACGAGGCGCTGGACTTTGCCGCCGATCAGATGCAGATGATTGCTACCAGAAGCCAGCAACTATCCGAGATTGCGCGATTCTTTGGTGTGCCCGGAGTGATGATCGGCGCGGGCGAGACGGGTTCCAGCGCGTGGCCTGCCAGTTTTGAGCAACAAATGCTGTCATTCCTGACATTTACGCTGCAGGCGTATCTCGACGAATGGGAGTCTGCGCTGTCCTATTCCCTTTTGCCGATGGGAAGCCCTATCGGTATCGACCACGATACCGCGCCATTAGTCAAAATGGACTCAGCAGCGCGATCAAATTATTGGGCAAGGCTTGTACAAAACGGACTGGCAACCCGAAACGAGGGGCGCATTGCCATGAACCTGCCACGCGCCGATGACCCCGGCGCTGACCGGCTCACGGTGCAGACGAATTTAGTCCAATTGGAGGACTTGAAAGATGTTTCAGAAAATACTGAACCAACTCGAACACTGCCAACTGAAGTTCGACAGTAATGACCAGGGCACGTTCTCTGGTTATGCGTCGGTATTCAATTCAAACGATGCAGTAAACGATACGATATTGCCGGGTGCTTTTCTGAAAAGCATCGAGTCTGGCCATAACGTCAAAATGTTTGTCAATCACGATCATCATGCGGTACCGGTGGGTGATTGGGTGGCGCTGAAAGAAGATGGCCACGGGCTGGCAGTAACCGGGAAGATTGACCTGAATCATAAAGACGGGCCAACGGTGTTCTCTGCCATGAAGCGCGGCGCATTAGATGGCCAGTCTATCGGCTTCACGATGGAGCAATGCGACTACCAAAAGAAGTCTACAGGCGGGCGCGTTATCAGCAACCTGACCCTTAAGGAGATATCGTTAGTGAGCTTTCCCTGTGAAAGTCAGGCGAGAATTACCGCAGTAAAAGCGGAAATCATGGGATTGGAATCCCTGAGCGACTTGGAACACTACTTGCGTGAGGCAGGCGGGTTTAGTAAGTCAATGGCGTCGTATTTTGTCGGCCAGTGTACACGGATTGCGCGGGGCGAGCCTGCGGAATCGGTGAAGCAAATGACAGGCATGGAAGCGAAACTGGCGAATACTATTTTAGAGTTTAGCCAGCGATTCAAGTAAACAGTACTACTAAACCCTGACCGCTACGGCGGTTTTTTTATGCCTGAAATATGGCAAAGGACGTGAAACATGAGCACTGAAATCAATAAGGCACTCGACCAGGCTGAACTGGTAGTTGAGATTAAAGCCCTTGAGAAAAACATCGTCGGCAAGTTTGACGAAATCCAGAAAGCCACTGACCAGGCTAACGTTGAACTGAAGGAATTGGGCGAGGTGAAGGTGGAAACCAAAGCCAAACTGGAAGCCATCAGCAAGCAGTACGACGAACTGTACAACCGTGTGCAGGCAGTCGAGCAGAAAGGCGCGTTTGTCACGCAGGAAAGTTCAGCGTACAACCTGGGCGAAGAGTTTGTGAAGTCTGCGGCGTTTACCGCCATGCAGTCAGGCTCCACGGGCCGCGCGCGGATGGAGATTAAAACCGCCATCATCAACGCGACCGGGCAAAACCAGCCGCTCGTCAACAGCGACCGCGACATGAGCGGAATCTACACTACCCCTAACCGCAATCTGCGTATCCGGGACATGATTCGTTCACGCCCGACGTCTTCAAACCTGATCGAGTTCACACGTGAGAATGCGTTTACGAACAACGCAGGCCCAACGGTGAGTGGTTCTCCGCAGGCGTTTGAAAACGTGACCAAGCCGGAATCAGCGAATACGTTTACTCTGGTAAACGTGCCGGTGGTGACGCTGGCGCACTTCATCCCTGCCTCTGTGCAGGTGTTGGACGATTCGCCTATGCTGGCCTCTCACATTAACGGACGACTGATGTACGGTCTGAAGCTGAAGGAAGAGACCCAGTTGTTGCTCGGCACTGGTGCTAACGGCCAATTGAACGGCCTGTATACGCAAGCCACGGCTTACACGGTGGCCTCGCCTACCCGTACCAACGAGATAGACATTCTCCGCGATGCGATCAAGCAGGCACAGGTGTCCGAGTATTCGCCTGACTTCATCGTGCTGAACCCGTCTGACTGGTTCGACATTGAAATCAGGAAAGTGGGTACCAGCGACAACCGTTATGTTGTGGGCGATCCCAACAACATGCGCCCTGAGAGCCTTTGGGGTATGCCCGTTATCGTGACGAACAGCATCACCGCTGGCACGTTCCTGATGGGTTCTTCAATGGCGGCGGAGATTGCAGACCGTCAGCAGGCAGTGGTTGAAGCATCACGCGAAGACAGCACCAACTTCCAAAAGAATATGGTGACGATTCGCGCCGAAGAGCGTCTGGCGCTGTGTGTGTTCCGTACCGAGGCGTACATCAAGGGCAGTTTGTAAGCCAAACCTAAGCGCCTGGGCATCGGCGCTTTACTAATTCAGGGCAGATCATGAAAGTCATTATCAATTACAGCACGAGCGTGGGCGGCGTCTGGTATGAGCCGCAAGTGTTCGCGCAAGAGGTGGCGGACACTATCGCCGCGCACCTTATCGAGATCGGTTCGGCAGTCCCTTTTGAAACAAAGGTAGTCGAGGTGACCGAAAAAAAGATTTCATCTGCATTGCCAGCGGACCCAGTCTCACCGCCGCCGATGCAGCCCGCGCGACGCGGACGCAAGCCGAAGTCATCGCAGTAAATGATAGTTACCGGCTTGCTCCTGATGCTGGATACCTTTATGCGTGCGATCAGGCATGGTGGCGGGTCCATCTGGAGGCGGTTAAATCGTCGTTTAAGGGGCAGTTAGTCACGCAGTACCATCGTGACGGTGAGTTGGAATACGCGCAACAGAACGGCATTCTGGCCTATCAGGGCCGGGATACGCCGGGGCTTGGGCGTGACATGCTTCACTTTAACGACAATTCAGGCGCGCAGGCCATTAACCTGGCCTATTTATTGGGTGCAACCCGCATTATTTTGGTCGGGTATGACATGCAAAACACCGGTGGGCGGGCGCATTGGTTCGGTGAGCATCCGCACGAGTTAATGACGGGCGGCAATTACGCGGTGTACGTGGACCGGTTCACGCGGCTGGCAGCGGACCTGAAGTACGAGGGCGTTGAAGTTATCAACTGCACACGCGAAACCGCCTTGTACCAATTCAGGCGCGACACATTAGAGAGCATTTATGGCTAAAGTCAAAAAGGTGAACACCGACATTGTCTATGACGTCGGCAAGTACCGCGACGGCTGGAACGGTGGGCTGCCAGAAACAAAATGCGGGTATGGGTCACGACTGGACCAAACCGTAGAACAGCGGGAGTGGCTGCAAAAGGTATTCGCCAAGTTTGAGATCAAAAGCATCGTCGATATCGGCGCGGGCGACCTGAACTGGGTCAAGCATATGGACCTGGTTGGCATTGATTACCGGCCTTTTGATTTAGTGGTGCGCGACCCGAGCGTGACCCGGTTTGATATCCTGCAGGAAGTCCCACCTAAAGCCGATTGCATTATGCTGCTTTGGGTACTGAACCACTTTGATTTCGACGATTGCCGCAAAGCGTTGAAAAACATACACGCCAGCGAAGCTAAATACCTGATTATGACCGACCGGCCAAAGTGGCACGAGGAACAGCCGCCGGAGATACAAATGCAGGCGCTTGACGCAATACTGTTGAATGAAAAGGGCGACAGGATAAAGTTGATACGCCTGTGAGGGCAGTGATACTAGGCACGGGTCCAAGCGTTACCGGCGAGGTAATGAAGCAGTTACAGGCCACGCGGCTGCCGATATTCGGCTGTAACAACGCCTACCAGATAGCGCCAGTGCGGGCGCTGATTAGTTGCAATATCGAATGGTGGGACTATTACTGGCAGCGCGATGTTAATTTGCGCCTGGGCGCATTTGACAAGTGGACATGGGACAAAGCCACAAGCGAGCGGTACGGCATAGCCCATATTCGCGGTGAATGGGGCGACGGTTTATCGACTGACCCCGAGGTTATCCACTACGGACACAGTTCGGGTTATCAATTACTGGGGCTGGCGTACCACTACGGCGTCACTGAGTTTGTGCTGACTGGGTATGACTTGCGATTCCCGGTGATGTACGACGGGATAAAGCAGGTGGCAGGCGGTGACCGGCATTATTTCGGTGAATACCCGCAAGAGCTACAGCACTGGACTAAAACGAATATCGGTGGCAACGGTGAATTAAACGGATTGCTAGAGTGCTACCGGACAATCAAGCCAGAGACTTACGGAATACGCATTATCAACTGTAGTCCAGGCAGTGCGCTGGATTTTTTCGAGAATGGGCGGCTTGAAGAATGGTTGTAAATCCGATTCCTGAATACATGAACCATTTTCTATATCCGCTAGTCGGAAACAGAATGTGCGAATTGGGTAACAAAAAGTCAGGTGATAATACTTACAAGGCGTACTTTGAGTCGCTAGGTTTTGAACACGTTTCGGTAGATATCAACGGGCTTGACGGTGCGCTTCGGATGGATTTACGCAAGCCGTTAAACTTGGGTCAGTTCGACATGGTGACGAACATCGGCACTAGTGAGCATGTGGTAGACAATCAAGAGGCAGTCTGGCGCAACATTCACGAGGCGGTGAAGGTAGGCGGGGTGTATATCGGCATGTGTCCAAGTCCCGGCGACTGGCACTGGCATGGGCAATGGTATCCCTCGCAAGAGTTTTACAAGCAATTTGCCGAGCGCAACGGCTACAGAATCGAACACTTGGCCATAGGTCGCGAGTATCCGAATCGCAATGTAGACGTGCGAATGGTGAAAGTATCGGACTTGCCGTTTACCATGCCGGATGACGATACGCTGTTTTACAATGAGATGAGGCCGAGATAAACTGAGGCGCGGCTAGGGTAGCACCCGAAAGCTGGTTACACCGACCAGTTGCCGCACCTACTAACGGTGGTAACTAAAGGTGATAGTTATGGATAAAACAGAAATAAGAACAGAATTTGTTAACTGGCTAAAGTCGTCTTGGGATATTTCTGTTGATGACGGGCCTGACAAAAGCATGGAGTCAGTGTTTAAGGCGGCACTTCATTCATGTATAGACGGCAATCTATGCCCGGAGTTCTTTGCTACCGACAAAGTTATTGAAATTATAACGAATAATGTCGCTGATATTCTTGCCGAATGTTTTGAAAGGCAATCGTTATACCTATCTGCGGACAGGAAAAGCGCGACAGTTACTATTGGTATTGGTCCTTTAATGGCAACCCTGCCAATAAAAACATTAATTGATTTGACCGAGTTTAGAGAGACTGGCGATATTGATTTAGAGGCCGACGCGAGCGGGTGTATTACTGGCGCAACCGCGTTTATAGATGCAGAGTTTTTCCCGGAAGAGTTAGTTAGCGGGTAAAGTAATTTCTTTTAAAGCGACCCGCCTAGTGCGGGTTTTTTATTGGGCAAAAAATGCTAACAGTATGGTGCGTCCTCAACGGCACAAAGTACACCGATGAAGACGTGCATATTTTACGCGGCATGGTTGACTGCAATCTGGCGCAACCGCACCGGTTTATCTGTTTATCTGACAGGCCGGTGGCGGGTGTAACGTGCTTAATTCCGACTGAAAAATGGCCGGGGTGGTGGATGAAGCTCGCCCTGTTTCGCTATGCCGAGGGGCAAAACCTCTACCTCGATTTAGACTCGGTGGTGATTGGCAACCTTGACGGGCTGGTGAGTGAGCAGATAAGCCTGCCTGCTAACTGGGCGCAAAGCGGCTGGGGTGGCTGTCAGTCGTCCGTCATGTCGTGGGGTACCGTGGATTATAGGTATGGCGGCTTGGCCGATACGTTCAACGTGGACGAATTGGAATCGCCTACAAGCGAGGATTGCGGGCGGTATCACGGCCTGCATGGCGACCAGGATTACATCACAGCGCAGCTAGGCAATCCGGGCGACGGGGCGGTGGTGCCTATGAAGGGCATATACAGCTACCGTTACCATTGCCAGAACGGGCCTCCGGGTGACGCCAAGGTAATCTGTTTTCATGGCAACCCCAAGCCGGGGCAAGTGGGTGACGATTGGGTTATCGCAGCGCGATCCATGTCAACCCGGCGCTAGCGCACCAAGTCAGGATCGGCAGCGCGTTACATGCCGGAATACCTCACACAGTATTAACTGACAGCCCGGACACGGTAGCGGACACGCATATCGTGCTGGGGCCGTGGTTTGCACTGGACAAATGGCGGCACGCGCACAGCGTCCTGTATATCGACCGGGCCTATTGGGGCGACCCTGACAGCGTCTCGGTCCACTGGCTGAAAAACGGTGAAAAGGTCTGTGGCACAAAGCAGGGCGGGCGCGATACTCCCGCTGTATTGCCCTATCGACAATCGCAAAAGCGCATTTATCTGTGCGATTACGGGCAGGAGCCAGAGGGCGACTATGACGCAGTGCGGTATCACCCTGCCGATGGAAGCACTGGGACGCTGCAGGACGCGCTTGAAGGCTACGGCATAGCACTGGGGCGGCGCACAACGGCATTGCTTGACGCGGCGATTGCGGGGCTGCAGGTGATAACCACTGACGGGCATTCTCCTGTATGGCCTATATCGGGGCGACTGGGCGGGCGGGAACAGTTACTTAGGCGTCTGGCGTGGCACAACTGGACTATTGACGAAATTACGCGGGGCTTAATGTGGGAACACTTGTCACAACGGTAGCGCCAACCAGCCTGCCGCTATCCGTAGAGGAAGCGCGAACACAGTGCCGACTGTACTCCGATGAGTCGCATGACGTGACGCTGATACGGTTAATCGCATCGGCCACGGAAGAATTCGAGCGCATGACCGGCACGCAGATTGTCGAGCGTACCGTGTGCCTGTACCTGAACGGCTTTGAATCATTCGATATTGACCTGCAAGCCTGCCCAGTATCGGCCATTACCCATATCAAGTACGACGATGAAAACAACGCGGAGCAAACACTATCCGCAAGTGACTATTACACCAGCCTGTACGGTGCCTGTCCCTATGTCCGCCCGGTCGATTACTGGCCAACCACGTACTACAACAAGCCAGACAGCGTGCGGATTACCATGACGGCGGGTTATGAGTTGCTATCCGTCCCGGAAGATATCCGGCAGGCGCTGAAACTGATGGTCTATGACGGGTGGAATAACCCCGGCGACCAGGTATCGGGACTCACGGTAACATCAATCAACGCGATACAGGCTATTGCCAACCGGCACCGTAAGTACCGATGAACAAAAACATCACGATTGCATTGCAGAGCGCGTCCGTAACTCGCAGCGCAACGGGTGCCGAGGTCAAAACGTGGACAACCTATGCCACCGTGATGGGGTCAATCAAGACCTTGCGCGGGTCATCGTATTACGCGGCAGAGCAAACCGCTAACGAAATAGCGATAGATGCCTATATTTGGTATCGCACCGACATAGCGCCATTGCACCGGGCGGTGATTGGCAGCGTGACCTATGAAGTGGCCACGCCGCCCGAAAACCTGAACATGCAAAACCGTGAAATGCTGTTAAGACTAAGGCATGTTGAGTAATGGCCGAGCGATCAGATATCGGCGGAGTGACAAGCTCCGATACCCTTGTCGATGTAAAACTGGCTGGACAGCAACAGTCGCTGGATACCCTGCACGGCTTATCGAGAGACTTACAGCAAAAGGGCGTAAGGTCGGCGCTGCACGTTGCGGCCAAGCCACTTATTCTGGCGATGAAGTCCCTCGCACCCAATGACAACGAAACACCGGGCAGTCGGCTGGCACAGTCTATCAATAAAACGATTGCGAAACCGGGGAGACGTGTCCGCACGGGCGCGGGCGATAGGGTGGTGAAGTCCGAGAACGAGGAACTTGCGCTACTGGTTGGGCCTAACAAGAAATACCGGGGCAAGTCGGTAGGCTATATTGGGTGGTTTACCGAAAAGGGCACTGACCCGCACGACATTAAACTGAAAAAAGCGAAGATGTTTCATTTCGGGATAGACCAGGACAGGGGCTTTGTACGCAAGGCCGTTATAAAGCATCCCGGCTCTAGGGCACTGAAATGGCAGGAAGCCGCTGTCAGTCGATCGCAGGGCTCGCTTCAAGCCGAATTTTACAAAGGGCTGGAAAAATGGATAGCAAGGCAGGCGAAGTAAATGGACGTTAGCGGAATCGTGACGCGCCTTGACGCGCAATGCCCAACTCTTGCACAGGTATTGGCAGCGGCTCCACGTGGAACAGTCATGCCGATCGCGACACAGGCCAATATTTACGCCCTGTTACAAGCCACGGTATCGGGGCGAATGTACCCGCTGCAATTACCGGAACAGCCTACCCACCCGTCTATCGTCTATCAGATGGTATCCAGTTCGCCGGGTGTCTATGAAGGGTACGACGTGACACACACGGATATCTTTGTCCTGAGCGTGCGCGGCTATGACTATGACGCGCTCCTGACGGTACAGGCGGCAATGGTGACGGCGCTATCGGGCTCCAATATTGATATTACCGACATGGTCCACGAATACGACCAACCGGAAAACCTGTACAAGTTGCATCTCGAACTGAGCTATACCTATATCGCGGCGGCATCACAGACATTGCCTGCCGCCTTTGTGTACCCATTGTCACGTTATGGCGAGGCATCCGCCTTTGATAACTACACAAAGCAGTTAATACAGGCGGATTACGCCATCCTGATTGTCACGGCGAGTAACAACATTCCGGCCCTGCAGGCGGAAATACAGGCGGCGCTACTTGGTTGGCAGCAAACCGCAAACCATCACGAAATGGAGTACAGCAACGGCAACGGCATCGAGGGCATGGGCGGACTTAGCCTATGGCGCGAATCCTACCGGGATAAGTACTACATGACGCAAAGTTAACAAGAGCAGTAACCATAACCAACCCGCCTAGTGCGGGTTTTTTTATGCCCGCAAAACGGGCGGGAGAGTAACTATGTTGTACAGAAACAGGAATGTATTTTCAAAAATCGAGAGCGTATACGCGACCGACCCGACACCGACGGGAACGGATGCGGTGCTGACCAGTAACCTGGCGCTGACGCCCTATACCGGCCCAACCGTCTCTCGCAACCTTGACCGCTCCACCCTCGGCGGGCAGTCGGTGGTTAACACCAACCCGCACGCCATGGTCAGTTTCGACGTGGAGATTGCAGGCTCCGGAACGGCAACCGTTGTGCCGGCATGGAGCGAAATCATGCGCGGCTGCGGCATGTCCGTTACCCCGGCATCGCCTACCAGCGCCGGACAAATCTATTCGCCGCTGTCATCCTCCTTCCCGTCTGTTACCCATTGGGTATGGATTGACGGGCAGAAGCAGGTACTTAACGGTGCGCGCGGCAATATGTCGCTAGCCTTGAACCGTGGCGATATCCCCAAGTTCTCCTTTACGTATACCGGACGGTACGCGCGGCCCTCCTATACCGCCGTGCTGACTGCCAACGTGACGGACTACAGTTCGCCGCTGGCGGTGACGGATACCAATACCCCGACCTTCACGCTGGGCGGTTCGCCGCTGACCGATCTGCGCGTCGAGAGTTTCTCTCTGGATATGCAGAACAACGTGATAGCGCGAAACATTATCAACGCTGAAGAAATCTTCATCACTGACCGCAACCCGGTTGGTACGGTGGTATTCGAGGCGACCACGTCAAAGAACTGGTTTGCGGGTGGCGTTGAATCCCACGCGGGCGTTACGACGCTGGCCATGAACCTGGTACACGGCACATCGGCAGGCAACCGGGTGAAGATATCCGCGCCCGCCGTGCAAATCACCAACATCACCGAAAACAACTCGGACGGTATTTTCGTTTACACCTGTTCGCTGGCCTTTGTGCCCGTGTCAGGCAACGACGAGTTCACCATCACGACGTACTAACCCGCGCAAGCGGTAGGGGCTGGCGTCTGTATGCCCGCAGCGTCGGCCCCGTCTTTATTCATGCGGGCAATCACTCAAGGGCAATTTTATGTCGGGCATATTGAAAGGTTCAAAGGACGAATTTACTACCAACACAATGGCGGAAATCGAGGGGCAGAAAATCCGCTTCTCTGCTACCTATAAGCGCCGCGATTGGAGCGAAAGTTCGAGAATTGCGGACGAAGTATCAAGGGCGCTTGCCGACGACGCGCCAACCGGTTGGGAGAAAATGAAAAACATTCTCCGCGATGACCTTGTAGGGTGGAGCAAGTTACAGGGTGAGGGCGGTGATGTGCCTTTCAATGACGAAAACCTCGAAGCGGCATTATCCATCTACGGGTACCTGAGCGCACTGTATCGCGGCTGGAACGCGGCACAGATGCAGCAACCGAGCGCACACTCAAAAAACTGATAGAGGCCGGTTTTATCTATGCGCGCGGGGTAAGCGACGAGCCGGTTGATGAAGATGAAAATATCCCCGATTGGTGGAAAGAACGGCTGCGCGGTTCAGTATGCATTATCAACGATGAATGCTGGGCCGCGTTTGAGCTATTTCAGATGTGCGGTACACAGTGGCGCATGTCGCCTACCGGGCACCGCACGGGACTGGACTATACCGCCGTGATTGCTTTGGCCGACGTCATGGGATGCAAAACCCCCGACACCCTTAACTTCATCCGTTATTTAGAGCTAGGCGCAATCATGGCCTACATGGGCAAAACTTTGGAGTCTGTTTTAAATGGCTAGTACTTCATTCGGCGTATTGATTACCGGCGACAGTCGCGGCGCGGTCAAGGCTATCGACCTGACGGCGGCGGAAATCAAGAAACTCGAAGGCGCTACGGCAAAGGCGACGGCTAAAATAAAGTCCGACTCTGCGAGTGCGGCGGGTGGCTTTGGCAGTATGGCCACGTCTGCCGCCAAGATGGGGGCGGCGGTGGGCGCGGCGGGTATCGCGCTTAGTGGGCTTTTATTGCGCCAGGTGATTAAGGAAACTGCCGAAAGCGAATACGCTATAGCCCAACTCAACTCCACGTTACAAGCCACAGGCGGCGCGGCGGGCAAATCCTCCGAGGAATTGCAGCGCACGGCAAACGCGCTACAGAAAACCACGACCTACAGTGACGAGGCGGTCATTGGTGTCGAATCCCTCCTGTTGAAATTCAAGGAAATCAAGGGCGATACGTTCGACCGTGCGACCAAGAATGTTTTGGACTTTGCCACGGCGATGAAAATAGACGTCAATTCGGCGGCCAAGCTGGTAGGCAAGGCGCTGGAAGAGCCCGAAAAAGGAATGCTAAAACTGGCGCGTGCCGGTGTTGTCTTTACGGAGTCCGAAAAAGATACCATCAAAGCAATGATGGAAATGGGCGACACGGCGGGCGCACAGAACTTTATTCTTGCTGAGATGGAGGAACGGTTCAAGGGTTCTGCGGAAGCGGCACGGGGTACCCTCGGCGGCGCACTCGAAGGACTGAAAAACAATTTCGGTGAGTTGTTTGAAGTGTCGTCCGAGGCATCCGGCGGGATGGTGGATAACATCAATAAGCTTTCCGAGACGCTAGCCGATCCGCAGATAAAGGCGTCTATTGACGCGATAGTGGGCGGCTTAATATCCGCAACCGACTGGGCCATAAAAGCCACGGCGGCTTTGGCTTGGTTTTTCGGGATGGAGACCAAACAGAATCTGGTAGAGATTGGCGAGGAAATCGACGAGGTATCTAAAAAACTGGTTGACGCCCAATCAGGCAGGACAGTTAACCCGGCTGCCGTGGAGGGATTGAAAAAGCAATTAGACGAATTGAACAAAGCCTATGACAAGGAAGTGAAGGCAATCATGGGCAGTACAGCCGCCAAAACTGTCAACACGGCGGCGACCGAAAAAGGCACGGCGGCCACCACTAAATCCAATAACGTCGTATTGATTTCAGAGGCCACGCAGAAAAAGCAGGCCAAGGCATTAAAAGAGGCGGCGGCTGAAGCTACCACACTGGCAGACGCGCATAAAAAAATGCAGGACCGGATAGACGCGGCCACAAAGTCTATCAATTCATCTCATGCTGAATTAGACAAGATGAATGCCAAAACAGAGGAATACATTGCCTCTCTGAAGTTTGAAACTGAACAGCTAGGCAAGTCTGCCAGGCAACAGGAGATAGACAGCGCCGTCCGGGAAGCGGGTACGGCCATCACAAAGAAACAGGCGGATGCTATCCGAGAGGCAGCGGGCGCGCACTATGACGCGGCGGCGGCGGCGGAAGTGCTGGCCAATAAAGCCGAGGCCGCTAACGCGGCATGGATAGATGCGCGTTCCACGTTGTCAGACTTCTTTTTCGAGTTTGCCAAGGACGGGAATGATGCATTCGATACGATTGTCGATTCCTTTAAGGCCATGTTAACCAAAATGGCGGCGGAAGCCGCCGCCAACACTATATTTAGTGCTTTAGGAATAGGCCCTGCATCCGGCGGGCTAATGTCGCTGTTTGGTAGCGGCACAGGGGCTACTGCGGCAACCGCAGCGGGATCGTCTGGTTCATCGGGGTCAATGGGGCTGCTAGCTGGAGGGCTTTGGGGGGCGCTGGCGCTTGGAGCTGTTAGAACAGCAGATGATTTAGAAAACGGCATGTACGGACCTGGTGACGTATTGACAGGGAACTCGCTTCACATCAAATATGGTGACAGTCTAGGAGGTCTCGGTAAGTACCTATTCCCCGATACCAGCAAACTAGATTTTCTTGGTATTGGGGATAAAATAAACAAGTATTTTGGTCAGGACAATGACGGCAAAAACACAGGCAAGGCGCGATTTGATTTAGCAACAGGACTTATTACAGGCGAGGGCTCTGGTAAGACATTCGACCCTGCCAACGTGGCAGCAGCGGAAACGCTGGCGAACACATTAAAAGAGTTTTCCGTTGCAATAGGCGGGTCGTCATTCGCTGGCAGTATCAAAATTGACAGTAGAGACGGTATCGGGTTCGGTGGCAAAAAATACGGGCAGGATACCGAGGCGTTTTTTAAGGACGCAATCCGTAGCGTTGTCGAAGGGGCGACAAACCTCGGCGACAATCTCAAGGCACTTTTAATCTCGTTTGACGGCACCACGGAGGAACTAATTAACTTCTCCGGGGCTATCATCGGGCTCAACGAGCAGTCCCAGCTTAACACCGTTATCAGCGCCATAGAGGATTTCACCGCCGCATCGCAGACCATGAGCGAGGCGTTTTATAACAACACAGACGCGCTCAATGAACAGATAAGCGCCTATGACGGCACCGCCGAATCGGCAATGCTGCTTAATGAATCGCTGGCCGAGAATAAAATAGCCGCCTATGAATTCGCTATGGCGATTATATCCATTGGAAAGGCCATCGCTGAACAGTCAGAAGCGCAGGCCAAGTCAATACGCGAGTCGGTATTAACCGAGGAAGAGTTGTTTAAGGCGCGGCAAAGGGAGCGTGACACTTTAAGCGCGTCGCTATCCAGCCTGGTTGACCCGGCTGAAATCGAGAAAACCTCACAGCGTATACTCGAATTAAACCAGCAACTGTTTAGCAGCCTGACCGAGGAACAACAAAAAGCCGGGGCCGAGGCTTACGCGACGTTTGCTGAAAACACCAATAACATAGCACAGGAAGTATTGCGTAACGCCCTGATTGATGTTGAAAAGTCGCAAGATGACATCAACACCAAAATAGCCAACATGCTGGGCGGGGCGGCAAACAAGCAGCAGCAAGCGGCTGACACAATGCTAAGGGCCGCGAATCTCCTGCAATCTGCCGTTAGCAACATACCGCGCGGCGGCTTTACAGCGGGCGGCGGGGAGGTGGCAGCATGACCACTGTAGCCTTTCCGTCCGGATTTAACCTGGAGCGCAGTACTGCTTTCCAAAACCAGAGCAACGTCGTCGTCGATATTATGAGCGACGGAACGCCACGGCAGCGCACACTCGGCACTGTCCCCTATACCCGTATCGGGTGCCAGTTCGATTATCTATCCGACACGGACAAAAACACGTTGGTTTCGTTTCTTGAAGATAACGCGGCCAATACCATCACATGGACGATAGACGGTATCGACTACTCCGGCGTGTTCATGCCCGGCTATAACCTGAGCATGACCGGCCCGCTGTATAACCTATCCTTTGACTATTACGCGCGTGTTGTCTAATGGCTAAAACACTTAGCGACACACAGTTCACCAACGTATCAGAATCCAGCACTCGACCCGTCTATCTGGTACAAATCCAGCACGGCAGCGCCGTGGAATACCTGTCATCCTCCGGATCTGTTGTATTAGACGGCGTCCCGTATACCGAGGGCGGCATTGCCGTTGAATCAATAGAGGATAACAGGCGGGCGGCGCTATCCCTGCACGCAACGCCTGAGCGCATTACCGAGTGCATTGACGGGACTTGGCGCGGCGAAAAAACCTGTAAAGTCTACGGCATCCCAGACGTTCCCGAAACAACCTCCGTCTACGATTTAACCGACGCTATCCTGTTACTGGACGGTGTGATTGATAACTCCCAACTCAGCGGGCTTTCCATTGCAATCAGGGCTATCCACAAATACGCGACGACCCGCTACACGCCCCGATTAAATTGCAGTGAATTATCAGAGTATATCCCCTCGGCGGGCTCCGTTTTTGCTTGGCAGTCAGGAAAGTATGTATTGGTGAGCAAAAATGGCTGACGACAACCCATTCATAGTTGGTTATTCCGGCGGCCCGCAGACAACGCCGTGGGACCCGGATATGGGCGGCAATGGCCCAAGGACTCCCAAGCCGAAAGATGACAACCCCTTTGTCGTGGGCTATCAGGGCGGCACAAAATCGGCAAGCCGCGCATCTACCAAGAAAGTCAACAGCCTGCAGCGCAAAGACATCACGATTGAGGCCACGGCTGAAAACGCACCGTTGCCTATTCTGTACGGTGAGGTCTCTGTTCCGGGTTACATAGCAGGCACAATATCGGACGCAAACTATTTGTATCTCCGCGTGATATGGGGCGCGGGCGAAATCTACCAAGTCGTGAAGGTGTTTATTAACGGCGCTGCGCTTGGTTCTACCATTTCAGTGCAGCACTACAGGGGCACGCAGTACCAGGCGTCTGACGTATGGTTCAATGCACAAATACCGGCAACAGACGGCGTGGATACGTTTCAATTCACGCGCGGCGCGGGATTGCTGGGTGTAGCGTACTCCACTTTTGCTATCCCTAACGCGGCCATTACCGACGCGCCGCGTTTTCAGGCCATTATCCAAGGTACGTTAGTGTATGACCCGCGCGAGGCATTAGGCTCCGGCGACCCGTTTGAAAACGCGGTGGGCATGGACCTTCAGTTCATCGGCACAAACGGCACGACGCCTGCTGACTGTGACCTGTCAACTCATAACACGACCGTGACGTGGTACAACGGCGCAAGCATACAGGGCAACCAGGCGTCATTTGATGGGACTAACGATTATTTAACCGTCACAGAAACCGCCTATACCAAATTCGGCACAGGTAAATGGACGTTTGAGCTGAAATTTACCAGCGTGACGACGGCAGGCAATGACCTGCTGGCAGCGAAGGGTGGCGGCGCTTCACCGAATGCCTGTTTTCTTCTTTTCAGGGTCGGAACAGGTATTGCGTTATATCTTTCATCTACCGGAACAACCTGGGACGTGTTCAATGGCACGACCATCGGCACCGGCGTTACCGCTAATGTCGAGATGGACGTCCGGGTCGAATACGATGGGGACGGGCGGTACTTCGCCGGGATAGACGGTGAGTCGTCCACTGTCGCGGTCAATAAGTCAGCGATATATGAAAACACTCAAGCGTGGCTTTTGGGTGGCGGTGCTGGCGCAGACTATCTACAAGGCACTATTCGATCTTGCCGATTGACGACAGGGGTTTTTCGCTACGGTGGCAGGACTGACTCCTCTGCCACGCCTTACACGGACTCCTTTTACTATCGCCCCGGCTACGTCTACAGCGACACATCGTCACTCTGCCTGGCCGATATTGCAACAAACCCGTTCTATGGTATGGGCGTTAGCGTCGTCAATAATCTGGAGCAGGCGATAGCGTGGAATGAGGACGAATTAGATACCAGTATCACGCGCGCGCGGCTGAGTTTGGTGATTGACTCGAATCGCCCGACCGAGGATTACCTCGATTTACTCGCCACTTATGCAGAGTGCTTTTGGTTTTACGAGGACGACGGGATAACCGTAGTGCCTGACAGGGCCATTAATGCGGAAAACCCTGCCGGGTGGGAAATGACAACCGATGGCGCTACGCTGGTAGACGCCTCATGGACTGAGGGCACGGGCTGGACATGGGTAGGGGCGACTGCCCATTTCTCACACTCAGCCGGTACTGCAAGCGTGATTAGCCAGACGGTCACCAAGGCGTTCGAGGCGGACGCTGTCTATACCGTGCTACTGGAAATCCCCTATTGGTCGGCAGGATCCTGTGGACTGAATCTGGACGGCTTGCCGTTGATAGAAAAGCAATCCGCTGCAGGCACCTATACCACCGAGTACACGGCGACAGGTACCGAAACGGGTTTAATCGAGGCAACCTGTGACTCCGCCTTTGTAGGCTGGGTGAGTGCTATCACCATCCACCGCAAGTACTGGCCGGAGACGTCCATTGTTAAAGGCTCGCTGAGTATCACAGGCGCGGCTGAATCCAGCATACCCACAAAAGTTATCCTGCACTACACGACGACTAGCGCATCCTCCCCGGACTGGACAAAAGCCGTCTATGACGACGCGGAGTTGCCAGGCGTCTCTACCGGTGACGCGCGCCTGATTGAAACCAGCCTTCATATGGAGGGCGTGTACCGCGCAGAGGAAGCCAGCGTAAAGGCGCGGTCAAAACTGGAGCGCATTACGGGCCGCGTGGATTACGCGTGGACGTCTACTGACAGGGCCATAGCATTACAGCGCGGAACGGTGGTCGAGATTAACGATACCGCCTATGGCGTCAACGAATTGGTGCGCGTTGAAAACGTCACCATGTCCGATTTCGGGCGCTATCAGGTTACCGCAACAAACTATTCAGAATCGCATTATCCCGGCGAAGTCGTGCTACCGGATTCTGCCACTATCCCCGTCGGGGTTATAGCCTTTTCTTATGACGGGCTAGCACCGTCCGGGTGGTCTGTCTATTCCGGCGCAGACGGGAAAATGATACTCGGTGCCGGCACTGGCGTCGCTGTCACGTCAACCGGCGGCTCCGCTACCTGTACGGTGACAGGGTTTAACACGGAGGCAAGCGCGGCGCATACCGGTAGCAATATAAGCGTGCATGACATACCCAGCGACAGCGGGACATTCCGGCAGGGCACAGGCGGTGCTTTGTCCGGCACGATACTCAGTCCCAGTCATATTGGGATTGCAGGGCACACGCACGCTGTCACGGTGTCGAGTTATAATCCCAGTATCTACCAGCGGCAAAAAGTCCTGATTCAGAAAATCACAACCTCTGCCTCAGAAATGCCCGCCAATACTGAAGTATTTGGGATAGACGGGCTGAGCATACCCAACCTGAGCCGCAACCTTGCCGAGGCTGGACGGTATTTGGCGGCGGCAGCGAATAACGCCAACGCGGGCACAAGCGGTGTGCAAACCATTTCGGCCACAATCGGCTACACGGACGACACGCACGACCACTATACAGCCGTCTCTGTTACAGATGGTAAAATTATCGACGCTGCCTCTGGTAGCTATATCTATGAATTGGGCGGCAGCAACCACAACCACGGCGGCGCTATCAGCCTTTCCTCTGGCAGGCTACTGCGGCGGCGCAATCTGGCGCTATACACAGGGACTTCCGCCTACCAGATTGACCAAGGGGTGATATTTATGTGGGCCGGGTCACTAAGCGCGCCGCCCGATAATTACACGCTGATGAATGGCAAGCTAGGCACGATTGATATGACAAACTACTTTGTCATGGTGGCCGCCAGCGGCGAGTCATGGATTGGGTCTGATGGGTTTTTAGGTGCCCATGCGGAGTACATCGCAGGCGCAACCAGTAGCGTGAGCCACGACCACGCTGGCACTTACACTACCAGTCCACTGGTGCAGCGAAGCACAACACACGCGGCGTCCGTGTCCCACAATCACCAGATACTTACCATCGAAGCCTATACCCCGGCGTATTGTGCCCTCGGCTTTATCATGTACAACCCCAATCCTATATCCTCATGGATTGACCGTGGCTTACTCATTTCCGGTGGCGGCACCAATGGCGGGACAACGATTGACGACGCGGGACCGGATAACCTGACGGCCACGGCATCGGGCTCGCCAAACTACGATAGCGCGCAGACTATTTTCGGATTGAATGCGATATACAACACCACGGGCGACCGGCTGTCATATCCCTCTTTTGATTGGGGCAAAAAGTTTACGCTAGAGGGCTTTTTCAGGGCTGACACGGCGGCAACCGGCGAAATGATGGGCAACAGTACCGGGGCGGCGGAGCATTTCAGTATCCGCTACGCCACAGGAACGGGGATACAGTTTGTGCTAGATGGCTCCGTAAACCTGACAAGTGCCTCGATTGCTACTAACACATGGTTTTATGTCGCCCTCGTGTACGACGGTGCGCTGTGGCGGTTTTACGTGGGCACACAGGCCAGCGGCGTGGCTACCCTGATAGGCACTCAGGCGGACGTTGTAACCTCATTTGCAACTAACTGTTGGATAGGCAATAACAACGTGCCAAACTCCGCATTTCGTGGGCACTATGGCCAGATACGCCACACGCGCGGCGCAGCATTGTACACAGCCAGCGCCTTTGCTATCCCGTCCGCAGCTTTCCCAACGAGTTAATAATGAATAAGCGACTTTTGCTGAAGCGGTTGCGGCGATTGGCCGCGTCCTGTGACCCGTCAACCCCGGAGCGACGGTTTGCTGTGAGAATGTTTCTATGGATACGGTGTAGGATAACAGGCACCATGCCCTCGAAGCATATCCCGGCTTACCTGTTGGAGCGTCCGAGGCCAGACCAGGACGACGCGGATGCACAAGTTACTACGCTGGCACAAGCTAAAAATGTTTTTAACGCGATATTCAACGATGCTATGTCTGAGTAGCCAGCCGCCTCCCCAGCTCCCTGATAAACTCCCCTAACCTGTAAACCGCCTTCGCTTCCGCCTCTTGCTCAGTGACAACCAGAATGGCGTAGACGTTAGCGGCGTAGTCGTCCATTTCCTCTGGCGTAATTTCTTCCACTGGCTTAGTCATTCATGTAGCGCGGAGTGCATTATTGATATTGGCCCAATCTCTGTCGCGTAGCGAAAAAGCCTCGATAATGCGCTGAACATCAGAATTACATAGCGCCTCTGCCACAGCCTCCAGCGCGGAGATGCGCTTTTCTTGGTGCTTCCATGCGTCCCTTGCTAAGTCTCGGCAACTATCGGGTGGCTGCTGAAAACAAACCGTTCTTAGCCATTCTTCAAAGTCACTCATTTTTCGTTGCCTCACGTCGCTCGAAATAATTACAGCGCGTACAGCCCCACATAAGCGGATGCCGATGACCCCACCATTCAAAGATGTGGTCATCAGGTTGACACTTCACGGTATAATTAAGGGATAACTCAGTGGTGTACTGAAATGTTTTTCCGCAGTCGCCACACTCCTGATCGTGGGTTTCATCCTCCGCATACCCGTAACCATCATCGTGGTTGATTTCTTGAGTGGAGTTACAGTATGGACATTCAACGTCACTCATCTTTCATTGCCTCTGGTGGTGCTATGCAGTCCATATCAAACCCGTAATACTCAGCCAACTTTATAGCGGTTGATATTCGCGGGTTTGGTGTTTTGCTGTTTTCTAAATCCGATAAATTAGACTTAGAAACCCCTGTTTCGGCACAGACTGTATCAAGCGTCAATTTCGCGTTAAGCCGATACCATTTAATCAATTCACCGAACGGCTCTCTTTCAATGCTTTGGCGATTTATGCGCGGATAGTAACGTACCCCATCAATAATAACTTTCATTTCACCTTCTCCATCTCAGACCGTATCGCTGCCAGTGCGGTGTCGCGGTCTGCTTCGGTAGTAAAATGCAGAGTTAGCCTTTCCACACCTAAAGCCCATCCGTTGTTTATACGAGGAATCGTCACCGTGATCGTGCGGGGGCGGCGACGGAATTCATAATATCGGTGATTCACTCTGGCTAGCGGGTTAGCAGACTCGTTACAAATTTCCCAATCATCTTCTCTGTAGCGAAACTCGAACTGTTTCCACCAAGTCTCGTTGTGCTGCATTTCCTGGGCACAGTCGAGGATGATCTGCTTCTGTTCTGGTGTCATTTGGTGGGCTCCATTGCTAATTTACTGTTAGTCGCTGATTATTTAGCACTCGTGGGGTAGGTTAAACAATGTCAATTCCCCAATGGTTTGCGCTGGCAGGCGGCATTGATCGCCATACCCTTTTGGCCTGGGCAATATTGCGCTGCCTGATACCACGGCAAAACTCTAACGGCATCCAGTACCCATCACTCCACTGCCTGCCACAGCGTATACACGTCGAATCCCATCCGTACCACGGCGTAAAAAAAGACAGCATCCGTGTGCGCTTTTTGCAATCCAAGCAGGTAGTGGCCGTCGCCCGTTTCGCTGTGGCTTGTGGTGCATAAATGTGAATAGCGGTCATAGCTGGCACTCGTGGCTCAGGCATAGGGTGTCAAGCATGGCTGTCATCCTGTATAGCCTGCCGCCGGTAGTCCAGATACCCGCGACCAAACCACGACTTAAACGCCCGGTAAAAGTTATGGCCTGAAGCGTACCCGCAGGCATCTGATAACCTCGAGGCATTGATTCTAGGTTGGGCCATTAACTCCGTCGTGCGCCGCTTGCGCTCCGCTTCTATCAGCTCAGAAAAGCGATTGCTTTCCAGCCTCAGCCGCCTAGCTAATGTCGTATCTGACATAGCCAGTGCGCTCGCTACACGCTGCCGACTGGTATAGGCCAGGTCTGCGGTTTTCAGGTAGTCGGCTACTCTCTGCGCGGCTGTCATGCGGCAAGCTCCTTCACTTCCTTAATGGCTTTCAGGTGTTCCGGCTTCAACAATCCGCCCAATAGCTTGCGCTGTATAGGCGTCTGGAATGCCTCAATGATTTCAAGCAACCCGTCTGTATCGTGGTTCCTGACATGCTCTTCAACCTGGGCCACGGTGTTGTGCAGGATTTCAAAGCCGTCTGTAATTAGCTTGTTTGCTATCTTCTTTCCTGACACAATCTGTCCCGGCGGGAAAGTCGATTGCAGCGCACCAAATACGTCATCGCCTACGGTTTTCGTGAAACAGAGAAACCCGAACGGGTCATTATTGGCGCTGATAAAGGCGTCAAACTCTTCTTTTTGTACATCGGTATAGGGCTGGTATTCAGGGAACCGGCCTTCGTCATTCTCGCCAGTCTCAAGGCCAAAGGTTTTCAGCATGGCGTATTTCACAGCGTATGACATGGCCTTGCCGGGTGCCTTGTCCTGATTGTCTGCAGCGTGTCCGTTTACCGTGACTGTGAGACAATCATCGGGCTTGTCCATATTGTGGAAATGCACCGCGTAGTCGCCAGAATACAAATGCTGCTTTATCTCTTTTGACTTATCGACATAAACAAGCATTTCACTTTTCAATTGCTCAACTCGCGTGACAATGCCCTGGGCTACCATTTCTTTTCGCAGGACGGCCAACACCATGTCGTGAGAAACGGCCTTGTAACTGCCCCGCCCGGTGTCAACCGTCGCGTCTTTCTGGACGTATTCAACGGCTTTCATTACAGCATTAACTCGCTGATAAATGTTTAATTCACTCATTACCGTACGCCCCGCTGTGCCTGCAATTCCTGTAGGGTTTCTGCCTGTAGCTCACGCACCATTTCTCGGCGGCTGTCTCCGCGCATATCCAGCTTTTCTGCCTTACGCCGGTAGTCTTGCGCTACCAGAGATTCCAGTTCCGCTTTGGCTTGCACAAGTTCGTCGTCTGACAAACTGGGCATGACGTTGTGGTGTTTGGTGACTGACTTGGGATAGTGCAGGGCCTTTAAATAAGGCGAGCCGTCTTCATGGCAGTCGTAGTCAACCGAAAATGTTACTTCAATGGTGATTGTTTCAACGCTCATATCTTTTCCCCTATCCAGACAAATAAATACAGCCAGCCAAAGCCAATTAAAAACCCGCCAGCCATACGGCACAGCACTAATGCAATATGCTCGCGCTCGCACATATCCAGCGCCCGCCTATTCATGGCGACCCGCCAGCCACTCGTTGTAGTGGTCAGAAACAAGCTCGTAATCTTCATCAGTCACTTCAACGTCAAAGCCGTACCACTGCACAAGCGGGAAATCCTCGCCCTGTGGTGTGTACTTCAATTCGCGGATCGGCACGTCCAGAATGACGCGGGCCATAGGCTCAGGCGGCGGCGGTATCGCAGCGAGTGCGGCAATAGATTTGCCCAGCTCGGTAGAGTCAATGCCTGTCAGGCGGTCGAATGCTTCCTGTGTGTTGGTCATGCTGCTACCTCGCTAACTGTTTTCGGTGTCCATATTTCGCAATGCGCGTCAATCATGGCGAGTGCCGCCTTGTACTCTCGTGCATGGATTGATCCTGTGTCGCCATGAGTAATTTCTAGCCGCTCTAAAAATTGTTCGCGTGTTCCGAAAAAACAACCGGCACGCAGGCGCAAGCCTTGCGTTGTAATGTAGGCAACGAAAGTTCGTGACGAGGAACCTATGGGGCCGATCATGAAAACCGGGCGAATGCCGGTCAAAACTGATTTATCGTCCAGATTCGCACCGAACAGATTCGCATGGGCCAGATTCGCATGGGCCAGATTCGCACCGTCCAGATTCGCACCGTCCAGATTCGCACCGACCAGATTCGCACCGTACAGATTCGCATGGGCCAGATTCGCATGGGCTTTCACGCCGATTTCCAGCGCACCACGGATTTTGAATTTCTCTGATATTTTAGCGTCAACTTCGGCGCTGAATAGAATATTGCTGCTATCCCATCGCGAAACGATATCGAGGGTTAGTGTTTTCTTATCGGCCATGTTTTCTCTCCCTGCCCATTGGTGGGCGTGAGTTAAATCTAGTCCTAATCAAATATGCTGTCAATACAAAAAATTAAAAATAATTCTTGATTGTCATTACATTTTTAGATAGCCTGTATATA